GGCTTATGATAAACGAAGTAATACTAACGCTTACCGATAGTAACGGCGACGCGTCAACGATTGACCTTTACGAAAATGAAAAGGTACACCTCAACTATAAGTTTACAGACCTTACGAACTTTAGTTCTGTTGGTAACTACTCGCAGGAGTTTCGCATTCCTGCAAGCGCAACTAACGTAGACTTCTTCGGTGCTATCTTCAACGTAAACTTCAACGGTTGGTTTGACTTTCGCAAGAAGGTTGACGCGTCGCTAAAAGTAAACACGATACCCATTGCAACGGGACATATTCAAGTTAAAAAGTTGTACTGGCAAAGCGGAAAGTTGTTCGAATTTGAAGTAGTGTTCTTTGGTGAAGTACCCAATCTTGGACGCTTGTTAAACGAAAAGAAACTTCGCGATATTCAAAGTATTGCAGCAGGCGACTTAGACTATGATTTACTTCATGCAAATGTTATAACACCACCTAACGCGCAGACGATTCTAACGCTATGCGATAAGTGGAATTTAACGGGTGCAAATCCACAGGGACAACCTATCTATTGGAATCCAGGATTAAGCGCTGGTGTTTTTAACGCTCAACCTCTTTTAGTTGGACATCTAACACCTGCTGTAAAAGCATATTATTTATTTAGTCAAATAATGCAAGATGCAGGCGTACAATGGACAAGCGATAATCTTTCAGGATGTTTAGATAACGTGTACGTTCCTTTTGTCAATGGGCAGTATTTAAACGCGTCAAACGGATTAAACGACTTTGCTTCAAACGTTGGTCTTGCTTCTAACGTTAACAATATTTTGTTTCAACCGAATGATTATATTTATCCATTATATAATAATTTTACTGAATACGAAGACGCAGGCAACACTTGGGCAAGTGGTGTTTATACCGCGCCATTTACAGGAACATTCACATTTAAAGCGTGGGTTAATGGACAAGCAACACCAACCGCAGGAGCAAATATTGAAAGTATATTATTTGGTTTTATTGTAAATGTAAATAACGGGTTAGGTTTAGCTTTCACTACAATAGGACAAGGAACTTCAATGGTTAATAATTTAAGTTTTGTAACTGACATAACTTTGCAACTAAACGAAGGAGATATTGTTAACTTTAATTTCCTTGCTTATATCTTTTCATTAAGCGGAAACGTTGGTGATTTTGAAATTGACTTTGGCGGTAATGCAAATATTGATTACACAGGAACTGGCGTTGAACTTATAAGCGTTGGAACAGCTTTAACAAGCGATACTTGTATAATGCAGTCTAACGCTCCCGATATGAAGCAAATCGATTTTATAACGTCAATACAAAAGATGTTCAATCTTGCCTTCGTTTCAGACCGCACACTTCCAAACACCCTACGCATTGAACCACTTAACGAATACATAGACAGCGGTAACACCTTAGACTGGACGGATAAACTCGATTTGTCAAAAGATATAATGTACTACCCGACAACCGACCTGCAAAAAGCAAATTTTACTTTTACTTATACAGAAGATGGCGACTATTACAATTCATTGTATAAAGAAAACGGTCATATCTACGGAACTTATAAAGTAACAGAAAGCGATTTTGAGATAATTAACGAGTTTGCAACAGGCGAAGAAAAGGTTGAGTTAGCTTTTGCTCCAACGCCTTGTTCAAGCATTGAAAGCACGGGTGTCGTTGTTCCTAAATTTGTAAATTCGCAAGGACAATTTATGCAACCTAAACCACGCATACTTTATTACGCTACCGATTCAGCAGTTAACTTATTTAACGAAGCTACAAGTAGTGTTGTTTCAACACAAGTCGCGTGTTTAAACAATTTCAGCTCGGTAAACGCAACAGTAAGCGACAAAGATTTAAACTTTGCTCCTGAAATAGCATTACATCCAATTATAGCACCGCCATACGACAACCTTTACAACCGTTGGTGGCGTAACTACTACCGAGAGTTATACGACGGACAGGCGCGTATCTTAGAAGGAATGTTTGCGCTAACATTAAACGACATTTTCACTTTTCAATTTAGCGACAAAATATGGATAGTCGATTCTTGGTGGCGTATTCTTGAAATTAATGGTTATACCGTAGGTGAGCAAGAAATGACAAGTGTAAAACTCATTCGTCTTCTTGACATAGACAACGACTGCGACCTTATACCCGTTTCTGCTAACCTCGACCAAACGATTAACTGGGAAACACCGAACGGAGATCCTGCGGCAATTAACGAAGAATGTTGTACACGTTTTGGCTACAATTGGAACAGCACGAAGAACAATTGTTATTCTACGCCAAACATAGGCACGCGTTCATTCATAACAGCACAAGCGCCAACGTTAGCCCCTACTCAGTTCGGAGCGCCTGTAAGTTTTAACGGTAGCATAACGCAACCAGTTCGAAGTATAACAACTGACTACGTTGTGACCAACTTCGACCGAATGATTTTTGCAGATACAACGAGCAATAATATAACAATCTATTTGCCTTCTGCAACGACAACGCTAGGACGCGAGTTTATTATTCAACGCGTTGTTTCGGGTGCTAACGTATTAACGATACAAGCGTACACAGGAGAAACCGTTGAAGGTAGCGGAAGCGTAACGTTAAGCGCAGCAGGGGACACAATAACAATTATAAGCAATGGAACAGACTTCAAAGGCACATCTACAAAATAAAGCGCACGAAATGGGTGCTTGCTTAGAGTTCATTAAGTTGAACATGAAAAGCCAAACACCTTTTGGCAAGATAGCTAACGGCAAACGCAAACTACAAATGTGGAAACACTACGCGTGGAAAACAACACGTATTTCGGTAAACGTCGCGCTTTGGATATTTATACTTTATAAACTACTTTCATAATGGCGAATACAATAGATTTCAACGTAAGCACAAACGCAACAACCGTACTCAACCAAACGGCTGCTGCTGCTGAAAATACAGCGAAAGGGTTTACTTCTGCAAAAGCGGAACTTCGTGCGCTGAATAATCAGTTGCTCACGATGGATCAAACGAGCGACGCGTTTAAGAAAGCGTCCGCACGTGCTGCCGAATTGAAGGATAACATTTCCGACTTAGGTGCTGAGATTAACGCCAACGCGGGTAACGCTTTCGAAGGTCTTTCGAATAACGTAGGTTTGTTTGGTTCTCGTCTTATGGACTTGGACTTAGCAGGAGCAGGACAGGCGCTTAAAGGAATGGGTACGGCTGTTGGCAAGATTGATTTTAAAACCTTAAAAAATGAAGTAGGTGGTTTGGTTAGCGGCTTTGCTTCGTTAGCAAAAGCAATTATTTCTAATCCAATCTTATTACTTGCAGGTGCTATTGCTTTAATCATTGCCAACTTTGAAGATTTAGTAAAATTGTTTCCTTCCGTTGAAAGCGGTCTTTCTGGTATTAACGAACAAGAGCGCGAAAGTCTTGCTATCTCAAAAGCTAAAGCTGACGCGTCGCAGAAAGCATACGAAAGCATTGACAAGCAATCCAACATATTAAAGCTACAAGGCAAGAGCGAGAAAGAAATTCTTAATATCAAATTAAAAGCGTTAGAAGTAGCAATAGCAGATAGAAAGGCGCAGTTAGAAATAACAGAAAAACAAGCAATAGTTCAAGTTCAAACGGCAAAAAGAAACAGAGAGATTCTCGAAGGAATTATTCGTTTCTTGACCGCTCCCATTCAGGCATTACTAACCACCGTTGACGATATTGCTCATACATTTGGAAAGGATAGTGACTTGGCTAATAGCTTCACTAATATGGCTGCAGGGTTATTGATTGATCCTGCGGAATTAGAAAGTGAATTGAACAAAACAATTCAAGAAAATAAGGACGCTATTGCTACAATGGAGAACGACTACGCAGGTTTAAAGTTGTCAGTTCAACAAATAGATAAAAAAGCGTCTGACGATAAGAAAGCAGCAACTAAAAAAAGCAACGATGAATTAGCTACTTTGCAAAAAGATGCAGATCAAAAAGAGTTAGATCGTCGAAAGAAATTGAACGACGACATGATAGCTGAGGACGAGCAAATGCACGGAATTGAACTTGAAGATATAACCAAAAAAGAAAAAGAAAAACTAGATAAAAAGCTTCTTGCAGAAATGGAAGCTCACGCTAAAACGACTGAGTTAAAAGCAATTAATTCACAAAAACAACTTGAGGAAGAACAAAAAGCTGAACAAGCAAGAGCAGACCTTCGCGTAAACGCAATGAAAACTTCTTTGTCAATTATTAGTGATTTAGCAGGAGCGTTTGCAGGAGAGAGCGAAGCACAACAAAAAAAAGCGTTTAACATTCAAAAGGGTGTAAGCATCGCAACGGCTACAATAGACACATACTTAGCAGCACAGGGAGCGTATCGTTCGCAAATGGCAATACCTTCTCCAGACGCACCTGTTCGCGCTGCGGTAGCTGCGGGTATTGCAATTGCTCAAGGTCTTGCGCGTGTTGCTATTATTAGCAAACAACAATTCAAAGGAAGCGGTGGTACAAGCGGTGGCGGTGGTGGCGGTGGAAGTATGCCTTCCGCAGGCGGTGGTGGAACAACAGCACCTTCACCTGCAAACTTTGCTTTCTTAGGCAACCAACCCAACCAACAACCGCCATTGCAAGCATACGTGGTAAGCAGTCAAGTGAGTAGCAACTTAGAAGCACAACAATTAATTCAAAATCAATCTAAATTAGGAGGATAAAAAATGAACAAAAAAATTAAAGTTATTGAATACGGCATCGACGACGAAGGTTTGTTGGGCGTGTTCGCCATTTCCGTAGTAGAACAACCCGCAATTGGTGTAGACTTCGTTGCTCTATCAGACCAACACACCGTGAAGTTCAAAGAAGATTTCAGAGGTCTTTTATACGGAGCGTTATTGATTCCCGACCAACTGATATACCGACGCAACGACAAGACCGAAGAAGAATACTATGTCAAGTATTCGAAGGACACCATTCGCGCTATTGCTTACAATTACTTAAAGCAAAACATGACGAACAACGCAACGGTTGAACACGCGAAAGTTGTGGACGGTGTTTCGTTGGTTGAGACATGGATCATTGAAGGCGAGAACGACAAGTCTAAAAACTTCGGGTTTGACCTTCCAGAAGGCACGTGGTTCGGCTGCATGAAAGTTGACAATGAAGAAGTAAAAAAACAGATTCAAAACAAAGAAGTCTTAGGTTTTTCTATCGAAGGAAACTTTGAAGTTGAGAAAGAAATGTATTTAAGCGCACACGACGAGTTTGCTTCCATACTTGACGAGATAAACGAACTACTCAAAGGCGAGTAAATGCACATCGAAGCAGGGGGGTTTCTAAAGTTGGAGTTGTTCAACGACGACGCAAACCTGTTTCTCAACGCACTCACGAAGATAACAAACGAGGGCGGTAAAATGGGGTTTAAGACGTACGGATTAAGCGAAGACGAGATAAAGACGCTAAACATGATACTTGACAATTTAGGATAAAAAAACGGGGGTAACTACTCCCCCGTTCAAACCTTAAAATCAAAAAGTAATCAATGAAAAATCGAATTACGAAACAAATGTACTCGCTTTTCTATTTAGGTACTAAACATTTAATAAACACTTATATGAACTTACGAGAAAAAGTAAACGCTCTTTTCGCAAAACACAATGTTTCGCTCTCCGCTGAAGAAGTGGTTGAAGTAAAACAAATGGTTGAAGCGGTCTTAGAGGACGGAACAAGCATCTACTCAGACAGCGACACTTGGGCGCCTGGGGTTCGTGTATTCGCAAAAGACGCAGACGGCAACGAAGTCGTTGTTGCAGACGGAGAATACACAACAGCCGAAGGCGTTATTGTTGTAGTTGCTGACGGTCTTTTAGTTGAATTGAAACCAATGGTTGAAGAACCAGAAGTTGAGGTTGAAGTAGAAGCCGAAGAACAAGCTAAAGAAGAAACATTCAACGCAGAAGTTGAAGGTCTTTTGTCTTTGGTTGCTAAATTAGAAAGCGAACTTGCTGACATCAAGAAGGCAAACACCGAACTTTCTGCAAACGTAGAGAAGTTGAGCGCGCAACCTGCGGCAACATCAATCAAAGAAGTTAAACAATCAAAAGTAAGCGCACCTGCAAAGTCTTATAACAAGATGAGCGCAGAAGAACGCTTTGTATTTCATTTAAACAAATAAAAAAAACAATAAAAAATGGCTACTACATTATCACCAAACCCTATCAGCAGCACGTTTGCTGGAGCGGCAGCAGCAGGATACATCCGCGCTGCATTTTTAAGCAATGAATCGCTTGCTGCGGTTACATTCAAAGAAAACATTGACTACAAACAAGTTGTTCGTCGTCTTGTTGACAACGTTACTTTCGAAGCACCTACTTGCGACTTCACGCCACTTGGAACTGTTGCATTAAGCGAGCGTGTTTTGACTTTGGAGAAATTCCAAGTTCAACGTCAACTTTGTAAGAATGACTTTTTGAAAGATTGGGAAGCTCGTTCGGAACAGAACAACGAACTACACGCTTCTTTGTCTGAGGCTATCATCGCTAACGTAATGGCAGGAATTGCAGCACGCAATGAGGTTGTTATGTGGTCAGGTGTTAACGCAACAGCAGGTGAGTACGCAGGTTTCGAAACTTTGTTCTTGGCTGACGGTGACGTTCTTGACGTTGATGCTCCAGAAGCAATCACCTCTACAAACGTAATCGAAGAAATGGGTAAACTTGTTCTTACCCTTCCAACACGCGTTCGTCGTGCTACTGAAAAGCCTGTTATCGCAGTTTCTTCAAATGTTGCTGAAGCATACAGAAGCGCAATTCTTGGTCTTGGTGGTGGATACTACCTTTATCAAGGAGAATCAGTTGTAATGAACTGGCAAGGACAGTACGACGTTATTGAGTGCCCAGGAATGAGCGACGACACAATGGCGTTTTACCAAAAGTCTAACCTTTGGTTCGGTACTAACTTACTTGACCAATGGAACAACGTAGCAGTTTTGGATATGTACCAATACGACCTTTCTGATAACGTTCGTTTCGCTTGTTCATTCTTCGCAGGTGTGCAATACGGCTTCGGTGACGAAATCGCATTCTACCAATATACTGCCTAATCTCAACCATTCTAACCCTTGCATAATAGAGGTGGTGGCGTAAAATCCACCCCTCTTTTGTGCTAATAAAAAACATTAATAATATGGCAAATTGCGAGTTATCTACGGGCATACTTCTTGAGTGCAAAGATGCGATTGGTGGGATTAAGCAAATCGTTCTTGCAGATTGGACTTTAGTAAATCTTGACACGGTTACAATTAACGAAGCAACGGAAGAAGTTACAGCGTTACCAGTTGAAGATTTTTACGGGTACCAACTACCAACACAAACAGGATCGTTTGAAGAAACAATCAATTTCAACCGCGACGCAGGAACTATTTTCTACACGCAGACGGTTAACGTTATGTTGCAGAAATTAAGCGCAGCAAAACGTCTTGAATTGCAAAGCGTTGCGACAACTCGCGTTGTTGTTTTCGTTAACGACACAAACAACAATTGGTGGGCTGTTGGTCTTGAATACGGAGCTGACCTTTCAACAGGAACAGCAGCGACAGGAACGGCACTTGGTGACGCCAACGGTTTCACGCTTGCGTTCACTCACGAATCACCGAAGCGCGCTTATCTTTTAGACGCAGCACCTTCACCGATTCTTTAATAGAAAAACTTTTACACATGTAGGGACAAAGCGTCCCTACGTGTTGTAATTTCAACGAATAAATAAAAGGATAGAATGGTTTATCTGAATACAAATACTGCGAATCAAGACGCGTGGCTTTCGTTAGACGAAGGTCGCCAATACTTCAATGTTGCATTCACTTACTATCTTTTAATCTTGACCTACGAAATGACAGGCGAACAACTCGCACAAGTCGTAGAAGTCATAAACGAAAACGAACGTGTTACTAAAATACGTTTAACAACAGTTGGTCTTGTCGACGCGGGCAAATACAAGTACGACGTGTACGGACAAAACAGCGACGACAATTTAGATCCAACAGACGCTTCCGTTGTAGGTTTGGTTGAGCGTGGCTCGATGATACTTCAAGACGGAACAATTTACTTCGACGTTTCTTCGCCAACGATTCCCGTTGACGTAATATATACAGGTGCATAATATGGAAAATAATATACAAGCAATTAATCTTTCAATGTATCAGCCAGTTGAAGCGGTTGAAAAAGACAATCGCGCAGGTTGGATTGACTACGGTTTCAACAATCTTTTTCCTCAACACCTCATAACGCTTTATTACAACAGTCCTATTCACAACGCATTGACGAACTCAATTGCTTACATGATAGAAGGACAAGGCACAGGAACGATTCTTGACAATGCTTTGCAAGGTATTGCGTTCGACTTAAAACTTCAAGGCGCGTTCGTTGCCGAGGTGATATGGTCAATGGACTTTACTCGCGTTGTTAAAATCAACCACTTGCCTTTTGAGAATTGTCGCCTTGCTTACGACAAAGACGAGGACGACATTACTGGAATTTGGTATTCAAAAGACTGGGCTAACTCACGCAGCAAAAAAGGTAAACCCGAATTTATTCCCGCGTTCAATCCTTCACAAGCTGAAGAACAACCGAGACAAGTTATTTACGCACACGGCATGATGGCAGGTTCTTCGTACTACGCGAAACCTGACTACTTCGGTGCGTTAAACTACGTTGAGTTGTCTTATCAAATGGGGTTGTACCACGTCAACAATATCTTGAACGGTTTATTTCCTTCGTTCATTATTAACTTCTTGAATGGTATTCCGCAGAAAGAAGAACGCGAGGCTATTCGTCGCGAGTGGGAAGAAAGATTGAGCGGTGCAAGTAATGCGGGTAAGTTCTTAATGACCTTCAACGAAGATCCTTCACGCGCTCCCGATATACAATCGTTTCCTTTGTCGGACGCGGACAAACAATATCAATTTTTATCAGAAGAAACAGCGAAGCAAATCATGGTAGGACACCGCGTTGTGTCGCCATTGATTCACGGAATCAGAGATGCAAACGGCTTCGGTTCTAACAAAGACGAAATGATTGTGGGTATGGAAATTTTTAACAACCAAGTTATTAAGCCATACCAACGCATTATAACAAACACATTCGCGCCTATTCTTGGAAGTGATTTGAAGATTGAAATGAACAGCGTATTCGACGAAGTAGTCGTTGTTCAACCAACGGTTCAAACTGCTGAATTAAAAAAAAAAGTAGTTGCTGCTGAGAATGACTTTTCAGATGAGCAAGGTCGTCTTTGGATTAACGCGCTAAAAGAGAAAGCTGAATTAGTTGATTTAGACGAGTGGGAGTTGTTGAGTGAAGAAGACGTAACAGAACCCGAAAACGAAGCTAATTTCCGTCAAGAATACATGAGTGTTCGCAGTTACGCAAACGCTGACGAGAGGTCACCTTTTGGAGATACAGGACTTTACAAATTGCGTTACGCTTACTCTCAAAACTTAAGCGAAAATAGTCGTGAGTTTTGTCAAGAAATGGTTGACCTATCACAATCGGGTTTATCATTCCGTTTTGAAGATATTCAGGACATGAGCGACGCAGGAATAAACGGAGAGTTTGCTCCACAAGGTAGTTCAACATACAATATATTTATTTGGAAGGGTGGCGCATTTTGTCACCATTTCTGGAAGCGTCAAATTTACATTCGCAAAAGAGATTCAAAAGGACGCATTTTACCTAACGACGGATTAAATAACGACAAGCGAGTTGGTAACAATCCATTTGTACCACAAAAAGGAGCTGAAGGTGTTGCTCCAATTAACACACCCTCACGAGGTTCAATAAAATACTCATAAAAAATGGCACTACAACCCGAAGTTCTACTCATTGACGAAAACTACATCAAGAA